AGTACAAAGGTTGAGAATCTTACTAACCGTATTTTCGTCAAGCAACTGCATTTGAAGTAACTGCATCGCAATAACATTACCTTGGTTAATCAACTCTTTCTCAGGTTCGCTACGCTGTAAACTAATACGGAAGTCAGCCAACAAATCTTCACTTGTAAAACTAACTCTTTCAGCACCCTCATCACCTACTGCATTAATCAAAGTGTGTGGACTATCGGCATATATCTTTCTTCCTCTGTTAGCAATACTTTGGTAAATCTGTTTGATACAATCCGCTAAACTGAAATAGAAGTCCTCCTGAATAAGAGTACCCCTGTTAATCATAGCCTGATTATTTCGTACAAGTTCCAAACTACCTGTGCCAAGCATTTGCTCGTTTACGCCTGTAATAGCCAAGGCAGCAGTCTTAACCTGACCGATTGCAGCACTTAGGTATTGGAATCCACTTAAACTTGAACCAGGTAAATTAGCAACGGCATTGTTCAAACTGAACTTGCCATTTACAAGTACAGGGTCTCCATTACGGATATTTCTACGAAGTCCTTCTTCCCCTTCTTCCTCGTCAATTACGCCTCTGTCAATCAAAGTAATTGGAGGAGTAGCACGATTGATTTGGTGTTCCTGTGCTGACCAATAGCGGTTAATCATACGCTGTGGGTCAATCATAGAATCCAAAGGACTTACAACTAATCCATTCCAATACTCAAAGGTTTGAACTGCGTATGGGAATCTCGCACTACTTGGGTCTAAACTCGTTGTTTCCTGATAAGGCATTATGCCACTTTCAAGTACAATCGGAGACATATCTTCTGCATCACCTATTGGTCCTCCGGAAACATCATAAACGAAAACACAATACCTAATTACATCGGCATTGAACTTTCTTTTCTTCTTATTGCCTCTACGCTTTCCTGTACCTTGGCTAAGAATCTTTTTGTACTTCTCGTCTGTGGCTTCAATTAGGTCTTTATCTATGTATTTGCCACCTTCAAAATTTATTCTGACAAATAACTCATTGCCCATTTCATCGGAAACAACACCATATTCATGTTCTTCAATATCACGCCAAAAAGCGTAATAAGTAGTAACTCGTCCTGTCTTGTCACCATTCCAAATGCCATTGTCAAATTGATCGCCATTGTTTTGATAGTTGGCAATCTTCTCAATAGTTTCACACTCTTCTATCGTTAGGTCAGGATATTTCTCATAAATATAAGTAGGGTCAAGATATGCCTTATGCCCCATATACATAGAATCGGATAAATCATCCCTTTGAGCACTTATATCCCAAAAGAAGTATCTACTATCCAATCCCTCAAATACTTGGTGCCCGAAGTGTTCTTTGTTGAAAACAACACACATTCCTGAAGCACACAACTGCTTGGTCATCCACTTCTTTAACTTCCCGTTTACATCGTTTCTGTCAGCAACAACTTTGATAAGGTTGTTTACATCACGGGTAAGGGAATCAAAGTAATAACCATCAAATAGCCTTTCTGCGTCCTCGGGACCTTCTCCAATAGGGAATTGGTCTTGAAGCATATCCTTGAATATACCGCCCATTTCTTGGGCAATCTGTGAAATAACCATCATTTTGGTCATTTCTTGGTCACGCTTTTGCTGTACGCTTTCGCTTAAAGGTTCTGCCCTGTACTCAAAACTTGTACGAATAGCATTACCCACATATTGACGAAGTACGGGAGCCATGATATTATCCTGCCACCGAATACGCCCATTAGGTTGTCCGCTTTCATCATTCAGGAATGTATCAATATCTTCATCCAACATCCATTGCCATTTCATTTGGTAGTTAGCCAAAAGAAACATCCAATTAGTGTCGGTTTTAACCCTGAAAAAATCCAGCCTCCAATCAAATACTCTGCTTATGATATAGTTCGCCCACGCTAAGTCGTACTCTTCGTTTTTCTTACCATCAATTCCGGTAATCCTGTTTGGTCTTACGCCTATTGTAGAGTAGTTCATCGTTCTTGTTTTTCTCTTTCGTGAGCCATATCCATTAAAGTTCGCCCTTTCATACCCTCAATTTCCACCTTTTTAGTAACTGTACGAACCCCATATCCTTCTTCAACATTTTTAATAATCGTTGGCAGTTCATCGTGTATTTTCACACACATTTCTACATACTTCTTGCGTTCTTCTGTGTCCGTAATTTCGTGCGGACTTCTATCTAAAAACACCATAAAGTCATCAAGAATCTTTTCTGCTGCCAACCTCGCCTTAAACCTCGCATTAGGATTAAACATTTCCATTCTGCGGATAGCGGAATTTACTTCTTCAGGGAACACACCACGCTTGTAGTTAGCATATTCCTCATCAGATACCCCAAGTCTTAGTCTATTGTTTACGCCATCGTATAACGCCCTTTCAGTAGCATTCTTACGCCTTACGCCCTCAGGTATTTCTGTTTTACTATAAGGACTGCAAGGACTTGCGTATAGCCACACAAAATACATTTGCCATGTTTTGAGTGACTTAAACTCTTCAATGCGATTAAGTTCAGGATATTCTTTCCGTAAATCGGTAAGGATATACCTTTTGTCCTTATTTATGTTCGGGACAAAAAGTACATCCTCACCAAAGTTTACATCAGGTTTTTTGGTCGTAGCCCCCAAACCCCTTTCTTGCGAAGGATTCTCCACTTGTAGAGATTCGGGATGCTTTCCCATTTCTTCCTGTGGAGGCAGTTCAACCATTTTTTATATACCCGATTAATTACGGACGAGCCAAGTATTCAGCAGTAGTACCAGCACCACTAAAGTTGTCACCCCATTGTTGATTGAATGAACCAGCACCTGAATCTGCGGTATTGTCAACATACACAACTGCTGTGCGGTTTACTACCTCGAAAGTACCTGCTGCATTCTCTACTTTCTCGGTGTATAACACTTCGTAAGTATTGTAAGAAGCGGCAGTCAGGTTAGACAATGGAATACCTGTGTTGGCATTGATGATAGAAGGACTACCTTCTGGCTGAATAAGAGCCTGTGATACAGTCTGAGTAACAGCCAAGTTGATAGTAGCATTGAAGCCATAAACTTGAGTACCTAAGTTACCGAGGTTACCCTGAATAACCAAGTCATTTGCAACATTTGATGCAGTGTAAGTACCCTGAGAATCGGAAGTGATTTGGGCTGCAATAGCAGTTACCAAAGTAGCGATTGAAGGAGCAACTGCACCAGTATTGTAAATAAAGGTACTTGGATTAACACCACTTACAGGGTCAGGATAAATTCTGACAATGTATTGAGTGTTTACAGTTGGAGTTACAACACTTGTGTCAAAACGAATTGCTTGGAATTGACCAGAAGATGGAGTAATAACATCGTTACTTACTACATCAACCCATTTGATACTACCACCCCAAGCAAGGGAGCCAACAGGAGCAGTAACTGTTAAAAGTCCATCATCCAATACGCAGTTTGCTGCAGCTGAAGGATTGGTGTTCAAAACACCTACGAGAGAATAATTTTTTAAAGCCATTTTTTGAAAATAAATAGTTGAACTTATGACAAAGATACAACTGTCTAAATTACTATACAAAAAAATCTTATAGCACCTACTCCTCCAAGTTTCTGTCCCTAACCGCCTTAGACTGACTTAACACCCCAAATTTCTCCTCATCCCTCGGTTTCATATCTTGTAGCCATATTTCCCGAACGCCAAGTCTGTACTCCTTTATCATCCCCTCCAATGCCCTCAACTCCCGTAACAGATGCCTCGCCTCCTTGGGACACCTCGCCTTGGTTTCCACCGCCGTCACCTCCGGAGTCAATCTCGCCAATACCCCCACTAATTCCAAATGAACTGACATCAACTCCCGTAACTTTACTGAGTTGCTGTCCAACTTCCGAATTATTTTGTTCTGTAATTTTCTCTGACCTGTCTCTGTCATACCTGTATTTCGATTTTATTGCATTATCTGCCTCGGCTTCTTCAACAATCAACTGAACCCGAAGCCTGATTTTCAACATATTACACACCTTCAATATCTCGTAATGGCTTAAAGGCTTGGAGTTTACACTCTCCGTTACTAACCACAACCGCAAATCATCATACCTTACCTGTGTCGAAGCCATCAAGCGTAGAGGATTCACTTTGAACTCCTGCATACGCTTGATTATCAACTTCTTTAACTGCGTATTGTGCAGTATTAAATCAATCTTATTGGGGTCGGTCTTACTGTCCTTTAGCAAAACGGTGTTGCATTACATTGAATTTCGCTGTTTCCAATGCACCAATTACCTCAAAAGCACTAATCGTGTTCGGATAATTTGGGTCGGAGCTATCAATTCTTAACTGCATTCCAATACTGCCATCTTTGTTAATCGTTCTTTCAAACACAAAGAAGTCCACTCTTTCCACGCCCTCGGGCAACTTTAGTTCCTCTGGGAACTGATTTACTGAATTTTCCATATACTTAACTTAAACTTGTTACACGCCTTAAATTACCATAAGCATCTCTGCTAAAAGTAGTCTTTACACTCCTTGGTGCATTCTCATCCGTAAATTGTGGATACCTACTGCTACTCGCATACAACTGAGAAGCCATATAAGCATAAGTCTGACTAAACAAAATATCATCATAGTGCTTTTTAAGATTCTCCGCCTGCCACTTTACTCCGCCATTTGGTGTAGGTTTCTCAACAAAAGTTTTTAACTGCTCAAAGGTTTCCTCAATAAATATGTTATCCGCATAGTTGTTATACAACTCGGTCATCTTATTGATAATCTTACCCTTGGTTGCTGATTTATTGCTAATACCTACTCTTGCCCCATCTATGTGCATCATAGGATTCAACTCCTTGTTGAAAATAACATTCTTGTCAAATCCCTTTCTCTCCCTAAATCCTATATAATCCGCACCAATGTTGTACTCAATTAACTCTGGAACACCCCTCCAATCCTTCTTGTCATAGTACAACCCCATCAATAAACTCTGCTGATAGCATTCCACAAAGTTTGTTACCCTCCAAAACAACTGACAACTAACCGTATTCCATTCAGCATCCCATATAGCACTCGCAAACTTACTATGCCCACTTTCTGTGTTAATAGGGTCAGTCCCCTGAAAATACCTGTACTTCCAATTCTTTTCAGGCTCATGGAACATAATTATTGGTGGATCTTCCTCCTTACTCATAGGCACGAATATCACCCCAACTACTTTGTATGGCCAATCATTAATATCCGTTGTAGGACTATTGGTGTCAAAAACAGGCTCAAACCTACCATAAATCGGTCTTGCACTTTCCTCCAAACTCCATATACGCTTCAGGTGTGCATTACAAGTAGCAATAGGAACTAAGGTGTTTACACTCCTGATGAACATATCGTCAATATGAACAGGATATGCCGCATGAAATTGTGCTATTGTAGCCTCTCGGTCTGCCCCTTGTTTGCTATACGCATTCCTTTTCTCGGTTTCATAGAAATCACCCTGTATTCCTGGCTTACAAAACGCATCCAAAAACACAGGAATAATACCATACTTAAAGTTTCTGTCCCTCCAATTCGTTAGTGCTGCCTTAAACTCGGTTTCAAAACTATCCGTTTTCATTTCACCCCCTGTTCCCCACATAAACAACTGCCTTCTATACTCAATCCTCTTGGTTTCAGGATTAAAAATAAACATCGTGGGTCGGGATTCATTCACCATTTTGGTAAGTACGGGAATGTTTCCAATCTCATCTATAAGTACCAACTGCGGACTACCTGAGTTTACAGCAGTAGCACTTGGGGGAACTACCTCTATCTTACTATTTGCCCCTGCTACCCTACCCTTAACTTCTTTTAAGCCAAACTTCAACTGCCTTTCAGCATCACTAAAACTGCTTGGAACAAGATAGTGTGGAGTTTCACTTATGGGATACTTAATCTTGTCCTCAAATACACTTCGGGTTTTACTATCATCCTCACAAATGTACTTGGTAAACCACTCCCTGCGGTACATAGTCTTGGAAGCAGCACCCATTCCCAAAATACTCGTAATACCCAACTGCCTCATCTTGCCAATAACTACCGACAATCCGCAATCAAGTAAGTACAAAAGTAGTTTCTGTGCCTTGTAGGGTTCTATTCTTCTCCTGCCCCCATCAAAACTACCATCCTTTAACCTGCCATTCTTGTAAACATAGTACAGGCTATTCTCCTCATACCTACGCTTTTCTGACAAACAGAAATCTACCTGCTCGTCAATGGTAAGGGCATTGTTAATGTCATACCCTGCCATGTACCAATCCTCTGCCTGTTGGCAATAGATATTGAATTTAGAATACTCTGTGGCATAACTAAATCCCCTTGGAAACCAACTATCAACCCAACGAATAAATTGTGGGTCAAAGTCAAATTTATCATCATTCCTGTACGGAATCCAATCATCTTTCTTAATTACACCCCCTCGGTAAATAACCTCTACGCTTTCCTGCTCCTGCTTTTTCCTTTCCTCGGTTACAATTACCGTTGGCTCATTCTTGAACTTACCCTTGACAACCTCAACATGGTTATCACTAATCTGTTCAAATAACTGCTTGGTGTGGGTTTTGCCAAACTTCTTTTCTAACTGCTTGGCAATATATTTCTGTCTTTTTTGCCGTTCTTTCTGCTTGCGGTTGTAAAGTATTTCCCCTGGCATATAGTCAGAATTACTAACCACGCCCTGCCTTTCAAGTTCAACAACGAATGCAGTAGGCAATACACTTTCAGCCCCGTGTTCACTTAAAAGTGAATACAAGTCCCCTAAGTTCTCTAATAAAACTTTACCGTATTTGTCGTTCCCTGAAGCCATTTGGACTATTCTGTTTCAAGCCTACCGGAGTTCCGGGCTGAATACAGAAGAGCCATAGTGTGCTTAAAGAGTTCATCAGTTGCCCGAATGTCACTATCAATAGTGTTCTTGCTGTATTTGAAGTTCTCAAGTTCCTTCATCAAAGCAGAAACACCATGGACTATGAAATCAAGGTTCTCCACATCTACGCTGACTTTTAGTTTCCTTCCCGTATTTTCATCTATGCTCACCTCAAAATTTGAAGTGCGGTGCTTTACTTTCACACCTTGGGGTTTTACCTCTGTCATAAAGTTATATTATTACTTCTTGTTCAATACTTTCTCAATCCGCTTGAAAATTACATCTTCAGCAGACTGTCCATTGAGGAGAACACGAACCAAAATACCACCAAAGAACTTAATGTTTCTGGTGATTTTACGGACTTTCTCGTCAATTTCCTTGTCAGACTTAACGGTAATGGTACGAGCAACAATGCGACCATTCACATTAATATGAATTGTAACTGTAATAGGAGTGCTTTCCTTTTCAGTTTCAACAACGGTTTCGATATTTTTAGCCTTTGCCATAACAAACAAATTTTTACCAAAGGTAAGAAAAAATATTTTAGCAAAAATGTAACCTTTGTTTGGAATTGTCGTAAGGAGAAAATAACTTTGTTGCGTTGTTACGGTAGTGCGTAAACAATGTGTAACAGAAGAATTTGTCTTTGCTCATAAGACGATTGAATACCCTTGAGGACGCACTACCCCTTGAGGGTTTTTCATTTATGGTAGTTTACAAAATCACAAACACAGTCACAGGAACGGTTTATTTTGGTTCAACACATAGTTTTGGATACAGAATTTTGATTCATAAAGAGGATTTGCATAATAAAAAGCACCACAACTATAAACTTCAAAAGGACTATAATAAGTATGGCAAAGATGCTTTTAAGTATGAAATCATAAAACATTTCTCAACTAAAGATGATGCAGAAAAGTATGAGTATAAACTCATAAACAAGCACGAAAACATTTACAATATTCAAAAAGAATCTTATGCTTTCCCTGACCTTGAAGGTAAAACCAGAATGACAACATCCAAAAATGGATGCACAATAGTTTCAAAAAAGTTCACGCCTTACAAAAAAATTAAGAAGAAAAAGAAAAAGTCGAATGGTAAATCAATTGCTGAAAAGCAAAAAGAACGAGGACTGAAATTCAAAAGAAATGGAAATGAAATATAATTCAGTGTAACTTTAATATCAATATCACTAATAGCAATATGAATATAAGGCTTACACAAATTGACGGCAAACTACCAAACCTTGCCTTAATGAAACTTTCTCACTTTCACAAAAGCCAAGGACACAATGTATTTTTTGAAAGGTCAATAGTAAGGGGAATATTTGAGCCTGAATATGATGTGGTTTATGGAAGTTCAATATTTAGTACCTCACAAGAAAAAATTCAACAGTTCAAGCAAAACTTCCCAAACGCAATAGTTGGAGGAACAGGAACAGATGATAATAAAACAACTGTTGAAAGTGTAATTAACCTATCTGAATATGAATATTATGACTATGATATTTACCCTGATTTTGAAGCATCAATAGGATTTTCTCAAAGAGGTTGTCGGCTTCGTTGTAAATTCTGTGTTGTACCCAAAAAAGAAGGGAAGAATGTAGATAGCAACACTATCTATGATATTTGGAAACAAAACCCAAGAAATAAGAAAAAACAAATACACTTGCTTGACAATGACTTCTTTGGACAACCAAACTGGAAAGAAAAAGCAAATGAAATAATTGATGGCAACTACAAAATCTGTTTTAACCAAGGAATTAACATACGCCTTATTGATGATGAAGGAGCATCTTACTTATCAAGAATGAAGTTTCGTGATGATAGTTTTAAAAAGAAACGCATTTACACCGCATGGGATAATAAGCGTGATGAAGCAATATTCTTAAAAGGAATAAACTGCTTATTAGATGCCGGGATAAAGCCTAATGAGATAATGGTTTACTTTTTGTGCAACTATTGGGAAAAGGGTCTTACTCAAGATGTTTGGGATAGATTTAATACTATGGATGAGATAGGGCTATTGCCATATCCAATGATTTTTGAGAAATGGAACGCACCTTATGATTTAAAGAAGTTTCAAGAATGGGTTATCCGTGGTGGTTATCGTGTTACAGACTTTGGTACATTTTTGAGTGAAACAAAGAATCAGTATTTCAATAGAAAAAACAACCATGCAAACAAAACTCCAGCACTATTCTAACCCCCACTAACCTCCGGTTTCACCCCGAAAAGCAACAAAAACACGGGGTTCCCGTTTAACTTTGTAATATGAAATACATACTAACATTTTCAGGAGGCAAGGATAGTTTAGCCACGGTAATTTGGGCAAAGAAGAATTTGCCGGATTTTGATGTTGTTTTCTGTGATACAGGCTGGGAGCATGAAACTACTTACCAGCATATAAAGCAGATTGAAGAATGGATAGGAAAGCAATTTGTTGTCCTAACTAACGCAAAATATCCCAATGGCTTTATAGACCTTTGTATTTCAAAGAAAAGAGTGGCAAGCACTAAGGCAAGATTTTGCACCGAGGAGTTAAAGGTAAAGCCTATGATTGACTACTTGCTTTCTTTGGAACAGGATATTACGGTGATACAGGGTGTTCGTGCCGAGGAAAGCATAAGCCGGGCAAATATGAAAGAAAAAGACGAGTATTTCAGGTTTTACTTTGAGCCAAAGAAACACGATAAGAATGGGAATCCTGTCTATGATTCATACCGGAAGAAAGATGTGGTTAAATTCTTAGATTCTTATGATTGTGATGTGATAAGGCCAATTCATAAATGGACTGCCTCGCAGGTTTTTGATTACATTTTTGATGCCGGGCTAAAAGGAAATCCTTTGTATTATCAGGGATTTGGCAGGGTTGGATGTTTTCCTTGTATTATGGCTACGCACGGAGAAATTAAGATACTTTGTGAAAGATACCCTGAATACATTGATAAGATACGGGAGTTAGAAAACAGTATTGGCCGGTCATTTTTTCCTCCAGGCTACATTCCTGAATGGGCTTGTACGGGAATATCAAAGAAAAAAACAGGTGAAAAAATGAAGTTCCCATGGGTTGATGATGTTGTTAAGTACATTCAGGATAATCCAAACCAAGTGGAGTTATTCCCGAAAAACAAAGGATGTCAATCTGTTTATGCTATTTGCGAGAGGGCTTAACCCCCACCAACCTCCGGTTTAACCTGTGAAATTCTACTTATCTTTGAAATATGAAAAACGCCATAAAAAAGCACGATTACAAATTGGAAATTTACAATGGCCGGATTAAGGTTTATGTGGACGGATTTGTAATGTTCTCGTTTAACCAAATAGACTTTGCCGGGTATTATGGATTTAAAGATTGCACCGACTTATTTGGCATTACTATATACCTAAACAGAGAGAAGGCAGGTCCTATGGAAATGGATATTTACTTCAAGAAGAAACAGACTTGGTTGGATATATTGAAACTCCTTGACGAAAACCTGTAACCCCTAAACCTTCCACTTCCCCAAAGGGCATTCTTGATTAACCAACCAACACTTGCCCCTAAGGTTCCCTACCTTCGCTATTAAAAAGCAATCACAAGCCATACACTTATCCGCCTTACTTACCCTCTCAGGATTGTGCTTATTCGTCAATACATTAAGCCTGTGAGGACACTGCCTACATATTTCCTTCCTACGCATATACTCCTCATTACTTACATAGTTCTCCTTCAACATATCCCCTATGCCACTTACAAGATTCTTTGCCTTATCCCTGACACTATAATTAATCTGTCCGGCAACTAAGTTCCCCTCTATAATCTTACTCTTTTCTGAACAAGGTCGGCACACAGGCTCTTCTT